GGTATTACATACCGCACGTCTTGGGTATGGTTCCATAAAAAACAAATTCCATTTGAAACATATAGACTACCATCTGGCATGATAATGGTTGATACTGATAAACCAATAATCAATAAAAAGGAAATATTATCATGAGTGCTCTTATGGATATGATAAGTAAAAAATATTCTAACGAAGATGAAATTGATAATCAAAAATTAGAAGCGTTAGTTGAAGAATGTTTAATTGTAACTCCGGCAGATATTAGATTTAGAGAATTAGAAAATGCTATTCGAGAAATATGAAGTAAAATTTTAAAATAAAAAATAAATAATTATGGCTATAAAATTAAATAAAAATCATTCAAATCTTGAAACAATTCGTCGTTGGATGAATTCCGAAAAAACAGACATTAGAATATCCAACCATATTTCCGAAAAAGAAAAGTTCCGGCAAGATGGAGAAGAATTTGAACTACAAGGTATCAAATATAAAAAAGAAAATGGTAAGATTGTTAAACTTACCAAGTCTCAAGGTGATATTATCCGAGAAGCAATGGGGGATGATAGATGTAAATTTTGTAATTGTTCTTATAAATGGATGAATAAACAAGACATGTCGTTATATAGAAGAACGGGATTATGTGGAGATTGTCTCATTGAATATGAAACTAAATTAAGAATTGTCGGTGCCTATGATGCCTATGAACAATATAAACTATCTTCATATGCCTTGGGCGATTTAAAAGATAAAAAAGAATCGGTAAAATCACTTATTAAATTCTTCATCGAACATCCCAAAGATGCTGGTGATGTTACTCTACCTTGTGAAAATGGTATTGGAAATGATGCCGTCTGGATTAATACCAATCGAGATAAAATATTCGATGATGCTAAATCTGATTTGAAGAAAATTAAAAAATTAATCACTCACGCATCCAAAATTAAACAGATAAATAAAAAGCTATACGTAGAAAAATGTAAAGAATTTAAATTGGAAGTTATCTAAACGATATGATACCAGAACCGAAAAAACAGATGACGATGAAAGAGATAATCGTTGAGGAATTTTCTCGTTGTAAAAATTCACCGGTTTTTTTCATGAAAAAATATGTAAAGATTCAAAGTGCTGGAAAAACTGTGAATTTTAACCTATACCCGTTTCAAGAAGAGACTCTACAATCATTCGCCGATTTTGATAATAATATAATATTGAAATCGAGACAGATGGGTCTCTCAACTTTGGTTGCCGCATATTCACTCTGGAAAATGATCTTTAAAAGTGATCAAAATATTTTAATCATATCATTAAGACAAGAAGCAGCTATTGAGGTATTAGATAAAGTGTCATTTGCTAATGAGGCATTACCATCTTGGATGAAAGTTAAAGCCGAAGAAAATAACAAAAAATCGATAAAATTTGTTAATGGAAGTTCAATTAAAGCATCCAGCACAACTAAAAAATCAGGCGTTGGTAAGAGTTTAGCACTTTTAATAATTGACGAGGCAGCATTGCTGGACGATGGGGAGGAATTGTTCTCCTCTGCATCGCCCGCTCTAAGCACAGGAGGGCAATGCATCCTCCTATCGACACCACGGGGCGTCGGCAATTTCTTTCATAAAATGTGGGTAGGTGCAGAGGATAGTATAGATGGTAAAACCGGAAAAAATGGATTTCATGCTATTCGTTTACCATGGCAATTACACCCAGATCGTGACGAGGAATGGCGAAGAATTGCCGGTCTTAAACAACCGTCTCCCAAGGAAGCGGCTAGAGAATTTGACTGTGACTTTTTAACGTCTGGTGATACCGTAGTAGACCTAGCCACTATTGATTTCTATAAAAAAACATTTAAAAAAGATCCAATTGAATGTCGATATGTGGATAAATCATTATGGATTTGGAAATACCCCGAATGTAATTCAACATATATTGTTAGTGCCGATACGTCGGCAGGAAATGATACAGGCGATTATCAAGCATGTCATGTAATAGATGCAGTTACCTTAGAACAATGTGCCGAATATAGAGGACATATAAATACTAAAGAGTTTGGGAACCTGCTAGTAACCATAGCAACCGAATATAATAATGCATTATTAGTAATTGAGCGGCAAAATACTGGATATGCAGTTATTCAGGCTGTTATAGATAAAAGTTATTCTAATTTATTTTATATGACTAATGATTTAAAATATGTAGATGTAGAAAGTCAACACAATAATAATTATAATCGAGAAGAACAAAAGGCTCAGGCAGGATTTAGCACAAATACTCAAACTCGTCCATTAGTAATATCAACCTTGGAACGATATATGAGGGAAAGAACTATTCAAATATATTCTATTAGAACCTTATCTGAATTAGAAACATTCATCTGGAAAAATGGGAAGGCACAGGCCATGCAAGGATATCATGACGATTTATCTATGGCATTAGGCATATGTTTATGGATACGAGACACCGCATTAAAATTGCGACAACAAGGAATTGATTTAACAAAGGCATCATTATCTCATATGAATAAAACTCAATTGGATACAACTCCAGTATTTAAAGCACAAGCAAGGAATTTGGCTCAACAATCATGGGAAATGTCAACGGGTCGATCACCTAATAGACCATTAGATAAAAGTAATATGGAAGATTTAAAGTGGTTACTTTAACGGAATATTAGTAAATAATCAATAAAAACAATATATTTATATAACATATGGCTCTCAATACAAATCCACAGATGCAAGATGATATTCTTGATATTAAAAAGCAATCGTTATATGCAAGATTAAAGACTTTATTTTCATCCGATACAATCGTAAGAAATGTTGGTGGTAAAAAATTATTAGTTAAGGATGTTGACCATTCTCAAATGGCAACGGATAGAAATTCTCTAAGAGACCGATTTAATAGAATTCGTTCAACTGCTTATAATGCTTATACCAGAGATTTTACTCTATCTTATCAAGCCGCAAGAATGGATTTGTTTAGGGATTTTGACACTATGGATCAAGATCCAATACTGTCTTCAGCATTGGATATTTACAGTGATGAGTGCATATCAGGAAATACTATTATTCCAACTCCTGACGGAAAAAATTTAACAATTAAACAATTAACCGAAAAATATACTGATAAAACAGAACGATTTCATGTATTTTCATATGATCACGAAAATAAATGTATAAAGTTGGGGGCGGCATATAACCCAAGAAGTAAAGGAATACAAAAAACGTGGAAAGTAACTTTGGATGATGGGAAATTTTTAATTGCCACTGACGAGCATTTATTTTTATTGCGGAATGGTGAATATGTTCAATTGAAAAATTTAAAGAGTAATGACAGTGTAATGCCGTTTTATACAAAAGATTTTTTTGGACGTGGTTATCGCCACCACTATAATTTCAGTAAGGGATGGCAGACGGAACATAAGATGGTTGCAGAACAATTTTATCGACCCCTAAACGATAATGAGGTTGTTCATCATAAAAACCATTTACCATATGTAAATACACCAGAAAATTTACAGATAATGACAAAAGAAGAACATTCTTTATTTCATTCTATTGGGGAAAATAATCCATTTTATGGAAAAAAGCATACTCCAGAATCCAATGAAAAACGAAGTAAAACTCTCAAAGAAGTTTTTAAGGATAGAGATCAAAACGGCAGTAAAAATCCAAAATATCGAGATGATTTAACAATTGATATATTAAAAATTAAAGCCTTTGAGTTTTATAAATCAACGGGAAATATACGCATAGACACATTTTCAAAATATGTTAAATGCGACTCATCGGTTATTCGTAATCGAATGAGTAACCAGAATATTAGTTGGAACACTTTTAAAAATGAAATAACGTCTACGCTAAATCATAAAATTACATCTATAGAATATTACGGAGAAGAAGAGGTATTTGATATATCCGTTGATACGTATAATAATTTTGCTACTGATTCTTGTTTTGTTCATAACTGTGTTACCATGAACGAATTAGGTAAAATAGTAACTGTTCATTGTGAAGATAATAATATTAAAGAGATATTATATAATCTTTATGAAGAAATTTTACATGTTGACTTTAATCTTTGGTCATGGACAAGAAACCTTGTTAAATATGGTGATTTTTATTTGAAAACTTATGTAAATCCTGAATATGGTGTTTATATGGTAGAACCGATTTCAACTTATAATGTTGAGAGAATTGAAAATTCCGATCCCTATAATAAAAAATATGTAAAATTTCAAATTCGTCCAACGGATACATCCCAAGCAGAAGTTTTGGAACGATATCAGATGTCTCATTTTAGGTTATTGAGCGACAGCAATTTTATACCTTATGGCAAGTGTGTTAAGTATGATACTTACATAGATACTGAATTCGGAACTAAACAAATTAGAGATGTAAAAGTCGGTGATAAAGTATGGAGTTTTAATAACGATGAACGTAAATTAGAATTAACATCTGTAATTAATACTATTAATTCCGGCAAAAAAGAAATATTAAGAATTAGAAGTCAACATAACTTCATCGATACTAGTAAAAATCATCCCATATTAACGTTTAATAAGATAACTAAAACGTTTGAATATACATTAGCGGAAAATGTTAAGATTGGCGATATTTTAGTTATAAATTCGAATAAAAATAAACAGAATAGACCGATATCAATTAACAAACAACTAACCGATAGCCTCACATGTCCTACATTTATACCTGATATTGATAATATCCCAAATATTGTAGATTCTGAATTTGCAAACTTCTTTGGTTTTATGTTGGGTGATGGATGGGTTAAAAAATATGACAATGCGTGGAGAGTGTGTTTTGCACTTGGAATTGATGAAGATCAAAATAACTATTACATCTCGTTATTGGAAAAATATTCCGGTAAAAGACCGACCATAACAAAAGTAGGACATGAAGATGGAAAATCAAGAACGGCGACTGTGTATACGAAACGATTGGCAGAAATACTAGTTAACATGGGATTTGGGGATGGTGCTCATAATAAACGAATTCCGGAATGGGCATTTGAATTAGACGAAGATTTGAGACTGTCGTTATTAGAAGGATTTCATAATGCCGATGGATGGAACTTCGAAGATGAATGGGCTAATCATTATGCCATTGAACTGTGTAATAAAAATTTAATATATGATTTGAAACGATTAGTTCAATTTAGCAATATTAAATCATCAATTCCAAGCATCAAAGATAGAACTGGTCAATTATCCGAAACTCTTGGAATGACTATAAAACAGGGAATTTCTCATTATTTTTACTATTATCTAGATGGAAAATTAAAATCTCAGATGGAGAAATATAGATTTATTGATAATGAAGAAGTCATGTTAGAACCTGTAAAATCTATTGAAGATGGTGGTGAGGAAGAAACTTACGACATTCAAGTCGAGTCGTCAAACCATAACTTCGTTGCTAATGGTATAGTAGTCCATAATTCTGTTATCGAGGGTGCCCGAAGAGTGTGGAAGCAATTGAGTATTCTCGAAGACGCAATGATGATCCATCGTGTTGTTCGTGCTCCAGAACGTCGTATTTATTATACAGATATTGGTGGTATTGCTCCGGCTGAAGTTGATAATCATATGCAGAGGTTGATGGATAAGATGAGAAAAGTTCCATATGTTGATGAGCGAACGGGTGAATATAATTTAAAATTCAATCTTCAAAACATGTTGGACGATTTATTTATTCCAGTTCGGGGTGGTGATTCTGGAACGAAAATTGATACATTGCCCGGAATGGAATGGACAGGTATTGATGACATCGATTATCTTAAAAATAAGATGTTTGCCGCATTAAAAATGCCTAAAGCATTCTTAACTTTTGATGAATCAACCGGAGGCAAAGCAAATTTATCGCAGGAAGATTTGAGATTCGCCAGAACTATTCAACGGATTCAGAAGATAATAGGGAGTGAATTAGAAAATATTGGTATTATTCATTTATATGCTCAAGGATATCGTGATGAGAGTTTAATTGATTTTAAAGTTGAACTTACTAATTCCAGCACTATCTTTGAAAAAGAAAAATTAGAAATTTGGTCGGATAAGACGGCATTGGCAACGGATATGATTGATAATAAAATATATAATCGTGAATGGATATATAAAAATGTATTTAAAATGTCAGATGATGATATTGAAAAAGTTACCAAGGGATTAGTTGAAGATGCCAAGCAGAAATTTAGATTAGAATCTATTGAAACGGAAGGAGATGATCCGGCTAAACCGTTTAAGAAAATTGGTGCTGGTGGGCATGGTGGAGAAAAAGGCTCTTCGTCGGGTGGTGGTGGTGGTGGTGGCGGAATGGGTGGTCTTGGGGGATTAGGCGGTGGTGACGAAGAAGGTGAAGGCGAGGGAGGTAAGCCGGAAGATGAGAAGGGTGAATCTGATAAACAGGGAATACCTGCCGAAGAACCAGAAGAAGGTAAACCGGAAGATATAGTTAAGGAAGAACATAGTCCCGACCGAGATCAGTCGGGTGAACACGAT